TTAAAATTATAGTTAAAATTGCAAACGGTACAGCAGTTGATCTAAGAGCAGAAGATGATGCATTAGATGAAACAGTAGAGCAAATTTGTAAAGAAATTAATCCATTAATTTATATGGTTACTAATGATAACAGTGGTATAATGACTGTGGTATGTGATTCAAATGCAACTGCTGGTGATTTACAAGCACGTATTAGACTAATTGGTAAAGCGGCAAACTATCCAACTAGCACAGTAACAGCAGTTGGACCAAATACAATTGACACTAGTGGGTCACTAGTAACAGCGGCCGCAACACTAACAGCAACATAACAATTACAAATAGTAGTATTATTTCAATAGAGCCTCCGGGCTCTATTTTTTTGAGTAAATAGTAGTATGAGTACATCATTAGACGGCGTCTTAATCAAGAAGGCGAATAAAACAGAAACATTTACGGATGCACAAGTTGAAGACTTAATGAAATGTATGGATCCTGTTAACGGATACATGCACTTTGCTAGAAAGTTTTCTTTTATTCAGCATCCTGTAAAAGGTAAACTATTGTTTGATCCATTTGAGTACCAAACACGACTACTTAAATCTTATCACGATCATAGATTTAATGTTAACATGTTACCAAGACAAACAGGAAAGACTACTACTGCCGCAATATACCTTGCTTGGTATGCAATGTTTTTTGCAGATCAAACTATTCTAATTGCCGCACACAAGTACACAGGCGCACAAGAAATTATGCAACGTATTAGGTATGTATACGAAAGTTGTCCAGACCATATACGTGCAGGTGTTACAAACTACAACAAAGGTAGTATGGAATTTGAAAACGGTTCTCGTATTGTTAGTGCTACCACAACAGGTAATACAGGACGTGGTATGTCCATATCATTACTATACTGTGACGAGTTTGCATTTGTTAATCCAAACATTGCAGAAGAATTTTGGACATCAATATCGCCTACACTAGCAACAGGTGGCCGCGCTATTATTACAAGTACGCCAAACAGTGATGAAGATACATTTGCTATTATCTGGAAAGAATCGCAAAACAAGTTTGATGCACACGGTAACGAAGGCAACATCGGCTCAAACGGATTTCATGGATTTACCTGTAGTTGGGACGAGCATCCAGATAGAGACGAAGAATGGAAGCGTAACGAAATTGGTCGAATTGGTGAAGAAAAGTTCCGTCGTGAGTATGGCTGTGAATTCCTTGTATTTGACGAAACATTAATTAATAGTATTAAGTTAGCATCAATGGAATCAACTACTCCTATATTAAATATGGGGCAAACACGTTGGTTTGGAAAGCCTACTCCTGATGAAAATTATGCAGTAGCACTAGATCCAAGTATGGGTACAGGTGGTGACTTTGCGGCCATACAAATATTTGAGCTTCCTAGTTATAAACAAATTGGAGAATGGCGCCATAACGAAACTCCTATTCCTGCACAAATTAGGATACTAAAAGATATATGTACACACCTAAAAGACAGTTGCGGAACAAATGGCAGTAACATATACTGGAGTGTTGAAAACAACAGTATTGGCGAAGCCGCATTAATTGTTATTAATGATGTAGGTGAAGAAAACATTCCAGGGTTATTTGTAAGTGAACCTATGCGCAAAGGACATGTGAGAAAGTTCCGTAAAGGATTTAACACTACACATGGTACTAAAATTACAGCATGTAGTAGACTTAAAACAATGATCGAGAACGACAAAATTACTATTAACAGTGCCGCATTATTATCAGAATTAAAAGCATATGTTGCTACTGGTACAAGTTTTGGTGCTAAACCAGGATCTAATGACGACTTAGTTAGTGCTACGCTACTTGCATTGCGCATGATGGCAGTACTTAAAGACTGGGATCCAAGAATCTATAATACCTTTACACAAGCAGATAACGAAAGTGACTACGAGCCGCCAATGCCTATCTTCATTAGTGGCGGTTATGGATAAATATTAATATGAAAAACCTTGAAACTATTTCGAAAGAACTATTTAATAAAATACGTGGACGTTTTCCTAACATAACAGTAGGTGACGAGTCAGCAACTATCACTAATAAACCTAACGAAGCTAGATTCTTTGAATTTGATTTTGCAGACGGTAAAAAGGTTAATGTAAACATTGATCAAGATAGTCTTACAATTATGTACGGGCAAGACTTGTTTTCAGAAGACGAAAATGTACTTAAATCTAAATGGTATGACTTCTTAAAAGAATTGCGGGTATTTGCAAAGAAAAGAATGTTAAATTTTGACACACGAGATATTACTAAATCAAACTTAGATAAACGAGATTACGAATACCTTAGCACGGAGAAACAAATGAGCGAATCAAAAATGTATGGTACTAGCAGAACTAGCTACCAGAATGTAGGAACAGCAAGACTAGTTGTTAAACACGCAGGCCCAGTTAATATGGAAAATGCCGCAGGACGTACACAAAACGTACACAGCATTTATATTGAAAGTGATGCCGGTGAAAGATTTAAATATCCATTCAGACACTTAAACGGTGCCAGAGCAATGGCTCGTCACGTTGCAGAAGGTGGCAATGCTTACGATGTATTCGGCAAGCATATTACAGGTCTTTCAGAAGAATTAGCAAACCTACGTAAATTTAAAACATACATGAATCGCTCAAGTGTAATGGCTGAAGGTTTAGCAGGGTATATGGACACAGTTAACGAAAGACTTAATACAGTTAAGAAGACTGTAGAAATGCTTCAAAGAGAATCATATTACAAAGAGTCATTTGCAAACTTTGAACAAACTGTAATGGAAGATGTTCCAGAAGATATTGCAACTGACTGGACTGCTCAACTTACTATCAAACAGTTTAACGAAGAATTAAAAGATGTATTTCCGTACATTTATAAGTTAGTAAGTGAAGCAAATAAAGTAGTAGATCTAGGACCGGAAGAGTTATTAGGCGAAGGTGGCGAAGAAGAACAAAACGAAGCTATGGGTAGTGAGTATCATTGTAAAGATTGCGGAGATACCCCACACAATCCAACTACAAATTGTTCACATGATGTACACGACGAAAATGGCGATCATTGGGTTGACGATAATGGCAACGGGATTCACGATGCTGACGAAGGTGTAGTTGACATGGATCACGATTATGCTGAAAAATTAGATACTATTATTTCTAGTTCAAATCACGAACGTGGACCGCAGACTACATTAGAAGAATTAGTAGCTGAAAGTCAACTAGATGAAAATTTATTAAAAATTGTTGGTGGCGCACTTGCAAAAGTACTTCCAAAAATTGGTGGCAATAAAGAAACACTTAGTACTATTGCTGATTTAGCAGGCAAAGGTGTTGCAGGCACAGCTAAAACAATAGTTAAAAATCCAGGAAAATCAGCCGCAATAGGCGGTGGTGCATATGTAGCAGACAAAGTAGGCGATGCTATGGATGCAATACCAGATGCATTGGCGGCGGCTGGCGATAAAATTGTGTCTAGCGCAGATGACTTAATGGCATTTGGCAAAGGCGCACTAGCTAATATTCCAAATATTAACCAAATTGCTACAATGGCGGCACGTAATGCGCTTCCTATTGCGGCAGTAGTAGCGGCAATATACGGTGGTTATAAACTACTAGATATGGCATTCGGTAAAGAGCCTAATAAGGACCACGAGTCAGAAGAAGGCGAACAGGAACAAAAGAACGAAGAGATTCCTTTAGAAGAGTATATTAAGAGTATGTACGATTATACTACAAATGCTTTTCCAAAAGGTGAAACAGCAGTGCTAACCGCAGTCGAAAAAGACTATGGCGAGCATAATGTTGAACAAGCTCACGGTGTAATGTCACAATTACTCAGTGGGAACGATAATGAAATGGCAAGAATCCAACATTTAGCTGGATTAAGATAAACTATTTCATAATTAAGTCAAAATAACACTTGACAAACTAAGTAGAACAGTATATAATAGTAACTGTGCTACAATATAAACAGGCACTAAAGTAAGACCGTAGCAATGTAGCTACAAATCATAGGCACTAACAGGAGGCATTAAACTATGGCATCATTAGCAGAAATCCGAGCGAAGCTCAAGGAACAAGAAACAAACACCGGCGGTAACAATCGTTCAGGCGGTGACAACGCAATTTACCCATTTTGGAACATGCAAGAAGGACAGAGTTCAACTCTGCGATTCCTACCAGACGGCGATGACACAAACACTTTCTTTTGGAAAGAACGTTTGATGATCAAGCTACCATTTGCGGGTATCAAAGGTGAGACAGACTCACGTCCAGTACAAGTACAAATTCCATGTATGGAAATGTACGGTGAAACATGCGATATTCTTAACGAAGTACGTGCATGGTTCAAAGATCCTACACTTGAAGATATGGGTCGTAAATATTGGAAGAAGCGTTCGTATGTGTTCCAAGGCTTTGTAGTAGATAACGTTCTACAAGAAGAGTCACCAGAAAATCCAGTACGTAGATTCATTATTGGCCCGCAGATCTTTCAGATCATTAAGCAGGCACTTATGGATCCAGACATGGAAGAATTACCAACAGATTATACTGCTGGTGTAGACTTCCGTCTTAACAAAACATCTAAAGGTGGATACGCAGATTATTCAACATCAAATTGGGCTCGTAGAGAGCGTCCATTAACTGATGCTGAAATGAACGGTGTTAACACTAACGGATTGTTTAATATGAGTGACTTTCTTCCAAAGAAGCCAAGTGACATTGAAGTTAAAGTGATGAAAGAGATGTTTGAAGCGTCAGTAGACGGTGAAGCATACGACATGGAACGCTTTGGCCAATACTTCCGTCCAGCAGGAATGGCGGCTAGAACCGGTGATCCACAAAACCGCGCTCCAGTAGCAACAACTCCAGCAACACCAGCTCCGACTGCTCCAGTAGCAGAAGCGGCTCCAACTGCTCCAGTAGCAGAAGCGGCTCCAACTCCAGAGGCAACTCCGGCGGCGGCACCAGCAGGTGAAAATAAAGCTGAAGACATTCTTGCAATGATCCGTTCAAGACAGTCTTAATAAGTTAAAATAACCATGTAGGGGATTAACGTCCCCTACATTAGCTTTTATAAGGAGTAACAATGGCTAAATCATTTGACGTAAGTAAGTTCCGTAAGGACTTAACAAAAAGCATAACAGGTATGAGCTCAGGCTTTAACGATCCTACAGATTGGATTTCAACAGGTTCATACGCACTAAACTATCTTATCTCAGGAGACTTTCACAAAGGTGTTCCGCTAGGTAAGGTTACAGTGTTTGCAGGTGAATCAGGAGCAGGTAAGAGTTATTTCTGCGCTGGCAATATTGTAAAACACGCACAAGACCAAGACATTTTTGTAGTATTAATTGACACAGAAAATGCACTTGACGAAAGCTGGCTACAAGCTCTACAAGTAGACACAAGTCCAGAGAAGTTACTCAAACTTAATATGAGTATGATTGACGATGTGGCAAAAACTATCTCAACATTTGTTAACGACTATCGTGCTATGGATGAAGAAGATCGTCCTAAAGTATTGTTTGTTATTGACTCGTTGGGTATGCTACTAACACCTACTGACGTTGATCAGTTTAACAAGGGTGATATGAAAGGTGATATGGGTCGTAAGCCTAAGGCGTTGACTTCACTTGTTCGTAACACAGTTAACATGATTGGCTCACTTAACGTAGGCTTAGTATGTACTAACCACAAGATGAAGACGGTAATAAAATCTCAGAAGTTATGGGTATACGTGCTGGTTGTAAAGTAATGAAGACACGCTATGCAAAACCTTTCGAAGGTGTGCAAGTTAAGATTCCTTATGAGACTGGTATGAATCCGTACAGTGGTTTGGTTGAATTGTTTGAGAAGAAGAACTTGTTAGTTAAGCAAGGCAATCGACTCAAGTACATTAATCTAGCAGGCGAAGAGATTCTTGAATATCGTAAAGCATGGATGATCGGTGGCAAACTTGACTCGATTATGATGGAATATAACGAGAAGATGAAGCCTGTGGTAAATACCGAAGAAGTCGTTGATGTTGATATTAACGATAATGTTGAATTAGAACTTACAGGACAGGAGTAGCAATAATGGAAAGTGCGCAAATTGTTGATATTTGGAATGCGTTTAAAGCTGATATTGATAAGAAAAATCTCGAGAGTGTAGCTGAAAGCTATATTGATACATGTGCTGACTACGGTGCAGATGATCAAACTTTTAGAGATGCTATGGGTACTGACGAACACTTAGACCATGCAATTAATTATTATTTAGATGTCACCGAAGAAGATGATGAAGATAGTATATTAGACGATTGGGATGAGTGATGGGTTACTACTCTGAAGTTTCTAGAGACATTAGTAAAATCCCAGAAGCTATTCAATACTTTGAAGACGAGCTAATTGAAGCTCGTCTTGATGTAAAGCTGAAAGGCAATGTTGAACGTGCCGCGGCAAATATGCCCGGTATCGTTGAACAACGTTTTAATCAACTTCAAGAGATAGAAGCAATCCTTAACTACTTAAACATTGAGCTACGCAGATTGCGTAGTTCTTTTTTTAAGAAATATCTCGAAAACTACCAACGAGCTCTGTCAAGTCGTGACGTTGAAAAATACGTAGACGGTGAAACAGATGTTGTTGACTACGAAAAGATTATTAACGAGTTTGCACTTATGCGTAACAAGTGGTTAGGCTTACTAAAAGGGCTTGATCAGAAGCAATGGCAAATTACTAATGTTGTCAAATTGCGAGTTGCGGGTATGGAAGATGCATCACTTTAAATTTCAAATACCAGTACGTTCAAAAGAGTTACGAGGACAACTGTTCTCGTATCTCTACGACAACTGTGATGTAAAAACAATATCACATCCTAATGAAATAGAACAAGATAGATACTTAGCGTTTAGCCATCCATTTGACGACTGGGTATTTGATGCTATTATTAAAGATCCTAGTTTAAAGTTTTTCCATTTAGATAACGGATACATAGGCAACCATTTACACAAGACTCCTGAATACTATAGAATTAGTTATAACTGTTTACAAAATACACAAGTACGCCCAATTAAGAATAGTAGAATTGATTGTCTTGCACTAGACAGTAATTTATGGAATGAATGGAATAGCAATGGCGACTACAACCTTTTAGTGATGCCCAACAAGAGTAATATCTTTAAATACTTAGGTGAAGATTATGATACTTGGAGGAGAGACACTATTAAACATTATGAAAGTCTCCCAACAAAATTAATTATACGAGAAAAAGAAGGTAAGCGCAGACAACGATTTAAAGAAATATTGCCTATGATGTTAAATGCTAAAAAGGTAATTACATATCATAGTATGGCTGTTGTCGAAGCATTATGCTTAGGAAAGCCCATTGAAGTATTAGGACAAAGTGCAGTACAGAATTGGCAGAACCAATACGGGTTTGATCGCAATCCAATGTTAGAACATATTGCACATAGTCAGTTTAGTCGAGATGAATATGCAAGCGGCGAGGCTTGGAAAATAACAAATGAATATCAAGTGGAGATATAATGTATACAGAAATAGATGGGTGGCGCTCAATTAAAAATGACATATGTCTTAAAAGTGCAAAAAAACAAAGTGCAGGAAATATTGACAATTATCAAAATATAGAACTATCAACAGCATTTAGTCATTGTGCAAAATGGAGAGTTGCTATTGACGTAGGTGCGCATGTTGGTATTACAGCGTATCAATTATCAAAAAGTTTTGAGCATGTACATGCGTTTGAAATCAATCCAAAGATTTATAACTGCATGATACACAATTTAGATACTAGAGATGTTACAAACGTAACAACTTACCCAGTAGGACTAGGTGCAAAAAAAGAAAACGTTTCGATTAGAACAACAAATAAAAGTTTTAGTACACATGTAAACCCAGACGAAGAAGGCGGCAAGATACCAGTAATGCCATTAGACTTCTATAATATACAAGACGTTGACTTTATTAAAATAGACGCAGAAGGATATGAACCATTTGTTGCACAAGGAGGATATGAAACTATCAAACGTTGCTTACCGATTATTCTTTACGAGTGCAAGGACCATCCGCAACGCTATGGACACAATGCCGATACTATTAGACATATACTTGCACCGTTAGGATATAGGATGATTAGAAAAATAGGACGTGGAGAGAAAAATGCAGTTATCGGGTTCCGCCCGGGAATGGCATCGGATGTTTAAACTTCCTGAAATACAAGGGCACATTTGTCCAAAAGAATACAAGGATGTTATTTACTTTAGTTGCGACTATGAGTACTTTTATAAACACGGATATGCATTAGCTAAAAGTATATTTGGCACATTAGGGTGGATGCATGTACACGTTCATATTATTAATGAAGGCAATATTGATCATGTGGTACTAAAAGAGTTTACTAAGTTACATTCCTTTACATATACTTGGGAAGATGTTACTCCGCAATTTTATATAGATTTACCAAAACGATTACATCAGATGAGAGACGGATATTCGATATTTAATATTGCAGATCCCGACTACGTTGCAAGACGTACATATCTAGCAAGTGTGCGATTTATGAGGTTACCTCAGTTATTTAAAAATGAAGATACACATGTATTACAAATAGATTGTGATAGTGTGCTACGTACTGCATTCCATCAATCTGTATTTAGAGAGCTTGCTAAACACGTTGGCGTTATGCCTAAGCCTAAGGATCCTGCTACCTTTATTGCAAGTGCAGTGACATTAGGTACTGGCCCAGTAGGGTTAGAGTTTAGAGAGTTGTTTTCTACACGGCTTATCGAAGGGTTTGAAAAAGGTTGCTATTGGTATATTGATCAACATGTACTTAAAGATGTAATGAAAGAGTGGAAGGTAGTGCGCAACAAACCACATAATAACATTCCGTTTAAATGGAACTGTTGGGGGATTAAGAAAGACGATATCTTTTCAACAGGCAAGGGTAATAAAAAAGAAACTACAAAATACAGAAAAGCCCAACTTAAATGGATGCCCGATGACTTGTATAATGCTACACTAAAAGAGATTCAAGAAAAAGATGGATCTTAATTTAGGATATATAATTTACTTGCCTGACTATCCAGAAAGTGTACGAATGGCAAATCGTGCATTGGAGACTGGACTTGCACACGGCTGGAAGTTGCAGTTGCACGAAGGTGTAAATGGAATGAAGACAGGCTTAGTTGATTACAACTTAGTACCAACAGCTCAAAGCAAAAAAGCAAAAAAACTATTGCAACGACCAGGCACACAAGGATGTTTTTTAAGCCAATATCTCTTGTGGCAAAAATGCCACGAAACAAATACACCAATATGTATATTTGAACATGACGTAGTTTTCAAACAGCCCATGGGCGAATATGAAGATTGTGATGTATACAAGTTTGAAGGATTTAATAAAGCAAAGCCTATTCCTGCAGGTAACTGGTACGAAGGTGCTAGGGCATATAGAATAACACCGGCGGGTGCAAGGAAGATTATCAACTGGGTACACACCAACGGCGCTATGCCTTCGGATTGGATGCTATGCGACGGAATCGTTAAAATGCAGTTTGATAAGTATAATAAAGTTACATATAAAACAGAAGTTAGTTTTACAAAGGACCTATCATGAAGCGTATGATTTATCAAGTAGCAGTTGGCGCCCAAAGCCAATTGTATTTACACTGTATCGAAAGTGTATCGCAGTACTGCAAAAAATATAACATTAAGCACATAGTACAATACGAGCCTATACTTAAAATTAGACCAGATATGGCAGTAACTGGCCGCAGTAAAGAAGCAGTTGAACGCTTAGGTTACATGCCCATTTACGAAAAAGAAAACGCATTTTCGCACTTACACGAATATGATCAAGTAGCCATAGTTGATAGTGACATTTATATTAGATCAACTGCTCCAAATATATTTGAAGACTTAACAAGTGAGTATGCGTTTGGTGCAGTAGCAGAGCGTGAACTGCCTTGTGGTAAAAAGTATAAAAGTAAAATTAGAAAATATTCAAAAGCCGCATTTGAAAATCTTACAGATGTAGATTGGAAATGGAATGCACTTGGTGCTGAGTTTTACAATATGGGGATGATGGTTATTAATTGCCAAAAGTTTCTACCATACTTAAATGGCCAAACAGCAGAACAGTTTATACGTAGACCAGAGTTTAAAGACTTTGTAGACGGCATTGGTTACCGCAAATGGTCAACAGATCAAATGTTGCTTAACTACTGGGTTAAGAAAGAAAAGATTGCTACACTTAATATGGACTGGCGGTGGAACGGATTATTCAAAGGAATTGAAGATAATCAAATTCCCAAAGCATACTTTGTGCATTTTTTCTTAAAAGATTTGTTACCACAAAAAGGCGAAAACGTATCAGACTTAATGAAGATTATAAACTAAACACATTGATAGGAGAAATAATACAATGATGGGTAAGGAAAGAAATAGTGATGCACCAAACATTTTACACTTAATTAAAGAAGGTACAATTGGTGCTGAAATAGGTGTGTGGATGGCAAATACATCAGCAGAATTTCAAAAGAAAAATTTAACAAAATTATATCTAGTAGATCCGTATTCAGTTGAACCGTTTAAAAATAACAGCGAAATGCCATATAATGTGTGGCTAAAGAAATATAGAAAGCTACTTAACATTGCTCCTAAAGGACTTTCTAATGTTGATATGGAGAAAGAATTTGTTCTTTATTACGAGAACGTATATCAAAAAGTAAAAGAAAAATTTGTTGCTAATCCAGAAGTACATCTAGTACGACAAACATCAAACGAATGGTTTAATTCGTGTCCAGACAACCACCTTGATTGGATTTATGTTGACGGTGAACATTCATATGAAGGATGCTATGCTGATCTAGTACAAGCACATAAAAAAGTTAAGCCGGGTGGATTAATTCTAGGTGACGATTTTAAATGGCCTAAAGCAACTTGGAGTAAGCCAGGTGTAACAAAAGCAGTTAATCAATTTGTAGATGAAAATAATTTGCGAGGCAATTTTCATAGACACGGAATGACACAATTTGAAATTAGAGTAAACTAATGACACACATAGTAATGAGAGCATATAGCACTATAAAGAAAAACTTTCATTATGGTGCACCTGGTCTAGGAGATAGAATACATGCTGTATTAGTAGCATACAATTATGGGCTAATGGAAAACACTCCTGTAACTTTACATCTTACAAAGTATCAATGGAATAGACACAAGCCAGAAAGTTGGCCAGAAATAGTAAGTTTATTTCCTAAAGGAAGTGTTGCAATTATGCCACACCTTGATTGCGAACCTATAGATAATTTAGACTTTGTAAACTATGTAAGACGCACATACGACGGGCATGCACAGATTTATGCGGATCACCCACAGAGATTTGAACCAAAAGAGGGTATTGATCTTACACCGTATCTAAGATACTTTCCGCAATTAGACGCAGAGCCACAAGACATTAAACTTCCTAAAAAGTTTGTTACAGTACAGTTTGACAGTACGTCTAAGAAACGTATGATTAAACCTAAGCAACGTCAAGCAATACTAGACAAGTATAAAGACTATGAAATAGTTGTAGTAGGCGGTGAGTCAAAAGACATATTATTAAGAGACAGTTTAAAACATATTGCATACGCTATGTCAAAGGCAACTTATCATGTTGGCGTTGACAGTGGCTTCTTGCATATGTCACAAGTTTACTTTGCCCCAGAGAACATTCACATATATACACTGAGCCCTAAGGACCGCTGGAGTCATCACATGCATAGGGCTAAAGATAACGGGATTAAAATTAATGATGGTATCAGTTGAAGTATCTGTTGGAGAATTATTTGACAGGATTACAATACTTCGAATTAAACAAAAGAAATTAACAAACGCAAGTCAACTTGCTAACGTTAATAAAGAGTTAACATCTTTAGAAGAAAGAGCATTTACTGACAATCCAGAAGTTAATGTATTGGTAGAACAACTACAAGAGATTAACGAAGCGTTATGGGATATTGAAAACGGAAAACGTAAGTGCGAAGCTGATAAAAGTTTTGGATCAAAGTTTGTAGAACTTGCTAGAAATGTTTATATTAAGAACGACGATCGTGCAACAATTAAAAAATTAATTAATGTAATTACAAAGTCAAACATAGTTGAAGAAAAGGATTATACACGGTATGACACTTAAAAAACTTTTTATACATATACCAAAAAATGCAGGGTGTACAATTAGACTTAACAAAGAGTTAAAAAATAAAATAATTGATGCAAGCCCCAAGACACATATTAGCAAAGCATACACAGCGTCTCTTTTAGATACAATGAATACACTAGGAGACCATCACGGGCATGCACATGCACGTTGGAGAGATTTTAGAGGAGATCTAAGAGCGAACCATCAAGCATTTACTATTGTTCGAAATCCTTGGGCAAGAGTAGTATCTAGATATTTCTTTGCTAAAAAAGTAATCGAAGTTGAAAAGACAACTCCAACAGATTATGCCGACATATCATCTTTTGAAGCATTTTTAGAAGAACGACATAAGTGGGGTGGTAAAGAATTTATGTGGCACCGAGCAGTTAGGGGATGGTATAATCAAATTGATTATGTTACTGATGAAAATAATAATCTTCGTTGCGACATTTTAAGACAAGAAAAACTTAGTAACGATCTTCCTAAGTATTTAGACTTACCTAGTATGCCACGGTCTAGAAATGTTACTGGCTTAGTTGATTCATACAAAGACGTATACACTCCGCAAACAATTCAAATTGTTGCCGATTGGTATAAAAAAGATATAGAGTATTGGGACTTTGATTTCGATACAACTGCAAGGAAAAACATATGGGCTGGAACAGTTACAAATTAGTTACGTTTGGATGTAGCCACACATACGGACACGGACTGTCAGATTGTATAGCTGAAGATGGTTCAAACGGACCAACAGCTAGTCAACAGGCCTGGCCTATCATATTGGGTGGACTAACAGACATGAAAGTTGATAATGCATCAAGGCCAGGAGCAGGCAACTTAATGATCACTAAAGCAATAGTTGATTATTCTAAGTATGATAAAAATACAGTAGTAGTGATCATGTGGTCACATAATAATAGAGAAACTATTTACAAAGACGGCGGCGAAGAAAAATTACATATGTTACCTGGATTTTTAAGTGCTGGAATGCCAAAAGATTTTTGGTGGGATAAAGAAGACACTTTCAAGAAAGATGTGACAACATATTACGAAACCTTTCATGAAGACTGGAATGCAACATTAAATCAAATGATTAGAATGAATTTTGTACATGCATTCCTTAAAAGTAAAGGCATACAAAGTTTTCATGTATACTGTGAACATTATCATGAAGATTTCAATTACTTTAAAAAATTTAATGTAAGAGACTTAAATTTAAAACGTTTCAGTTGGAGTGATCACTTCCACATCGACGATGCATTAGATGTACCAAACCCACACCCGGGTCCAAAAAGTCATGCACTTATAGCAACTAATCTAAGACGTTGGTTTTTCTCATGAATATAGCAATATGTGTTAGTGGAGTAAACGACAAAGGTAATAATATTGTAGAACAACTAAAACGATACTTGCCGGGTTGTAATTTTTACTTTCATACCTTTAGTAATAAAACACACTTAGTACCAGTAGAATATCACGATAGACTTTCTACAATGCACTATCCAACGTGGCACTATCATCCAATGGAATCACAGCCGCCTTCGAAGCATGCTAAGTTTGAGAAATATGTTAATTCACGAGAATTAACTGACGAACTATATTTTGGAATAGTTCCAATAATTGCACACGCCGACTTAGTTAATAAAATACCTGCTCATCATGATCTAATTATTCGTGTTGACTGGAACACACAAATAGACAGACAAGTTGATCTACAAAATTGGTTACGCAAAGCACACGAGAAAGGCCCAGTTGGGTTTATGACTAGACCAAAGCGTGGCCCAAAGTTTGGTTCAGGCTTAGTTGAGGAAGTTGACAAAACTAACCCACATGACGATTGGTATGGGTTTTTACCTAGTGATGTTTTAATACACCACCGTAAGCATTTTAATACAGCATTAGTACGTCAATTTGTTAATGAATCAAAATTATATCCTAATGAATGGGGATGGTATCAAGTAATGAGTGAATGGACTAACGACATACATACCAGTATGCACGGCTTTGCAAAGAGAATTAATTAAATAGAAGTAGGAGTTATTATGAAAATATATGAATATAAAAATTACGAAGAGTATCTAGATAACCAAATTGAAGCCAATGTAAAAAAACTTAAAAACATTTATGTTGAGAAGAAAACTATTAGAAAAATTTGTGAAGATAAAACAGTAGCAGGAAAGATACTTTGTCATGGCACTCGCAATGCGGCAGAGCAATTCTATTTTAAAGAAAGTTTTCCTGACGCAGAAATTATAGGTACAGAAGTTTCTCATACAGCATCTAAATTTCCTATGACTGTACAACACGATTTTAATAATGTGCGTGAAGATTGGGTAGGTTACTTTGATGTTGTTTATTCAAATGCGTTTGATCATTGTTTTGATCCTATTAGCACTATTAAGGTATGGGCAGATCAGATGTCGCCAACTGGAAAACTATATCTAGAACACGGGTATGGACCAGATGACAATAACGCAAGACCATGGGATCCTGTAGAAATTTATGATGACGAGTTGCGCCAACTGTTTAATAATACAGGCTTACAGTTAGAATCAACATTTGAGTCAACTGGATTAAAAGGCAAAGTGCCTTGTAGAGTATATGTATTAACAAAATGAAAGCATTCGTAATATCCATCCCAGGTCATGAAGACAGTCAGCTACACGCTAATAACTGTATACAGTCGGTCATTGATACACAGTCTTGGTTAGACATTGAAAAGTTTGATGCAATTACTCCTGACACAATGTGGGATGTAGATTGGAAATGGCCGCACACTAAAAAGGCAACTTGTCCAACAACAGGCATGAGATTGAAAGCGTATAAAACATACGACATGACAAAGCGTATTGCGGCCGCAGGAAGCCATTATGCTTTGTGGAAGTTATGTGCTGACACAAATAGAACTATTATGATACTAGAGCATGATGCTATTTTTACAAGACAGTTTAAGCCATTTGAATTTGAAGGTGGTGCTATTAGTATTAACAATCCTGATCATGCTACGTTTAATTGGAAACTTTATAATAAGTTAGACGATTCAGGTGAACAAGAAGTTCCGTGGGTAGCTGACGAAATTATACCACAAGGATTACCAGGGCATAGTGCATATATTATTAAGCCCGAAGCCGCAAAGAAAATAATAGATCTTCAAGATACTATAGGCTGGTGGCCAAATGATGCTATTATGTGCAAACAACTATGTCCGTGGTTACGTGCATACAAACCATATTTTACAAAAGTACAAGGGATTAAATCAACAACAAGCAAATGATAAATTTACCAGAATATAGAAGCGACAGACACTTACAAAATCCCACAGGCGGAGAGCTTGAATGGGCGAGGGATATCTTATTCAACGACTTTACTGAACAATGGAGCAAAGAACATAACGATACAGTATATGCTATGGAAGGTTATTTTCCACCTAAAGATCGAAAGACAGCAGAAAAGGTTGCTTTTATAAACTACTTAAATTTAAAGAATAGAAGCAAATGTAAAATATTAGACATTGGTACAGGTTCAGGACAGTTTGTAAAACTATGTAATACACTAGGCCACACTGCAACAGGAACAGAAGTACAAAAACGTTTAGACGATCCTGTATATAAAATACATCAGCACTATAATTTAAACTTGTTTGAACTACAACTTATGCCCGGTGAATATGTTAAGTTACCTGACACATACGATGTTATAACATTACTACGTACACAGTTTAACGACATACGTACACGAGAATATAAAGAAGCAGACTGGCACTACTGGAAAGATAATATGTTTGATTATCTTAACCCCGGTGGACAGATATTTTTAAAAACAAATCTTAAGTTTCAAAAATCAGTTATAGGCGGAATGCAAACAGAAATAATGAAAGCATTTGGTAAGCCAATTAAAGGCTTTAACAGCTACACGTACTTCTTTGAAAAGACGCAGACATGGCTGTAAGAGTAACACACCCTATTAACTGTACATACATCCACATTCCTAAAACAGCCGGCAATAGTATTACGTCTTGGCTTAAACAAACTGCAACAACAAAAGTAACAAAAAGAAATCAACATGCTACTGTACAAGAAGTACTTGAGGGCAATCATAGTTTAGGTCCCATGCAAATGCAAGATCTTGGATGGAAGTTTTGTGTAGTAAGAAACCCTTGGGACTATGTAGTTAGTTGGTATACATTTGAAATAAGACTGTGTAAGCAAAACATATATAGATGTGAAACAGATACTAAATGGAAACATCCTACAAAAGAAAAATATAACCTAAAGTTTCAGCAGATGCGTTTGAAACATTTACAAGATACTGGCATTAAACATTTTATTGAAAATGCACACAATCATAGATACTTACATATGATGCAAAGTGAGTGGGCTAGTGGCTGTGATTATGTAATGAAGTTAGAAAACATTAACGAAGATTTTGTAAAAATACAAGAGAAATTAAACTGTTATACACCTTTGCCAGTTAAAAATAAAACAAAAAGTAGAATACAATATCAAGAATATTACACGTCTGAACTCATTGATACAGTATACAAAATGTATAAAAAAGATATTAATACTTACAAATATCAATTTTAAATTTACCATTTTACAAAGTCTTAATTAAATGCATACATAAATATCTATATGAACAAAGTAGTATTAGTCACAGGTGGATTTGACCCACTACATAGCGGCCATGTTAAATATTTTAAAGAAGCAAAGAAATTAGGCGATCGATTAATCGTTGGCCTAAATTCAGACGAATGGCTTGAGCGTAAGAAGGGCAGGGCATTTATGCCTTGGAATGAACGCC